CCAAACTCACACTCATTCCATAAAAAACCCTCAACCCATATACCCGAGACTCCTATAACTGCGTTTAGCAGTTCAGGAGGACCCACCTCTCTCTAAGCTTAAAGCTTTTGTCAGAGAGAGGCAACGAGTACCCTCGATCCCATGTAACAGGGATCTCCCAAAGAGGGCGCTGCTTTCCAAATTCTAAGAAGAAGGAAAGCAACTCGTTGATACCCTCACGCTCAACGATCCTCGATCGCAGGATGGGAACAAGTCCCCATATTTCAGAGCTCTGCAAATGCGTATTGAAACGCACCCGCTTTGCCCTGAAACCCGGCGATTGATGTGTTCGAAGCGTGAGGCAGCTCTGTGGGATGTTAGATACTACAAGCCTATCCCGTACGAACGGGGGAAGGAGTTGTAGTAGGTCATGTGACGTATGCCACATGCCCTTCTCGTAAGCGTTATTTGATACGTCTACGAGCGAGACAACATCCCGGACTGTCTGGTCACCATGACTAGCGCGCCTGATGTACAAAGGTGTAACATCATGGCCATCATAGTAGTCGCCGCCGCAAGATTCACGGAAGCGTCCACTATAATGAGTCTTACCTACGTTGATCCTCAACTGCAAGCAGCTAAAGATCACGTCAAGGTGAATCAGAGCACTCTTCGGTAGGACGATATCGTCCCCGAATACCCTGACCAGCTTACTCGATCTGAGAATGTTCCGCTTGTTAACGGTCCATCCTCGCTCTACACAGACTGCAGCGATGCCGCAGCAAGCATAGATGATCGATTGGATTGGAAAGGTCACAGCACTGCCTTGCCCAGCAAACTTCTTGAGCAAGGCTCTCTGTCCTGTTAGGCCCGTGGCGTCAATGACGTCAGGGGTTCTGCAGGCATAGAGGCATCGAAGGAGAGAAGCATTTCTAATTGCTCTCTCAACAGTCCATAGACTTAAACGGTCGGACGCCGACGAAAGGTCGACGGTCGCCGCTTGAAGATCTACGGATGCTTTCCTCGCAGCGTCCCGAGAGGGTTGCTGAGATAGAAAGTCGATGGAGTGCCGCAGCGGATCAGGTAAGTTACGCCTGATCCATTGCATCAATCCCTGTTGAAGGAACTGATGTGAAGTAGGCTCTACGGTAATCAAGCGAGGTTTCGTGAAATCCTTAGGGACAGCTGTAAGCTGACCAGGAGGAACCACCAAACCTTTCTGTTTCCCGAAGTCCTTCGCAATCTCTTCAGAAGAGAATGCAAACAAGTCTTGAGGGAAAGATTCCTCAAGGCGCTTTGTCCAGTTGGGCAAAGTATACTTGTCTGCAGAACTGCGAAGGTCACCTACTGCACCCGGTCCATGGCCAGGCACGATGGAAGATATATCGACTTCAGGCACGTTTGCCCAAAGTCTTGCACAAACTTCGTCAAGAGCGACTAATAGTTTTCGCTCAGTGACGGTGTTGCACTCATCTCCCAAAGTGTGACTTGATATGAATCGCAATCTCTTGTGATTCGCTTGAGACGCCTCAAAGTAAGGTGCCTCAAGTTCCCAAGTCAACGTTGGTTCCCTAAGTCCTTCATCGATTCGGAAGAAAGTTTCGACCGTTTCTCGAACCCGATCACTCGGGCACTCCACTTCAAACTTTTTGAACGCATAGCAAAGCGTTCTAAAGAAGAAGATGGAGTTAGGACATGGGTTCCAAAGTATAGGCAATGGATACCACGTGTAGTGTTGATCGAACCTTTTGTATCTAGGTACACTCTTGTCGAAAACTCGATCCAAGAGTAACCTGAATACGCCAGGTCCTTTCCAGTCGTGCCACGGGAAGAAACTAGGAATACTCCTAGGATCCCAATAGCCGTCTGAGATAGCCTTGTCAAAGGACTTACCCAGCTCGGGTAAATCCTCAAGGACTATTCTAACACCACGTGTTCTTATAGATTTTTCCAGCCATTCAATGTCTGAATCATCTATGAGAGTGCAGCCCCACGCGTTCATGTCTTTGATCATTGAACGCATGAGCCTGCAAACCAAGTCGCGATTAAGCGTTGTCAACTTAACGTACTCCTCATAAGTGAGTTGTAGGTGAGACAACCTTAAGCGAAGTCAAGACAACCTCTTAGGTCTGACGACCCAAGAGCTTACCTATGTTACCAGAGGTCAGAAGTGCGACCAACGCGTCACATAGGTAGTCGAGGTCCGTAGTCGATTGCTGAGCAACCGACGTCCGGGCGACGACCCACGCAGAATCCGTCCGGGTGACAACATCACTTACAAGTGTGTCGGCATCAAGACGGAGCAGATGGCTCTCACCAGTCCCGTTTACCGGGAGAGTGTGAGCGATCCGCGCGCGGAATTTGAGGGTGGAACTATCATCGAGATAGTACTCGCCCGCATAGTTGTCCTGATTGACCTTTTCAAGGTCCTTTACTACAGCATTATAAGTAATCTGTAGTGGATTCGCAAAAGGCATGGTTTGCTCCTTCTATGATGGGATTTGGACGTCGTCACGACGTTCATGTCGTCTTGAGAAGACGACTCAAAGCAAGCGCAGACAGGATGGCAGTCTGAGAACCCGATAGAAAGGGTTTCAGATGCACATTAGCCTGAATGGAACCTGCGGCCTCACGTCTACGCCTCAAGATAGTTCTCTTGTCAGGCGTATACCGCACGGTATCCGAGACCGACACATAACCTTTGTGTTCGACGTGGGATTCGAATTCCCATGACATGTCTCGTTTAAGTTGCTCCATGATGTTGACATCATAGGGCTTGTATGGCAATAAGCCAGACTTCGCCTCTATAAAGTCACCAACAGAAGCAAAGTAGTCGATCAACCAAGACCATGGAATAGCATTCCAGACGGTCGAAGCAGATCTTCCACTTACTTTGATACCGAGCAGAGCTCTAAGCACCTGGTTGATTTCAGATGCATCCGGTCCCGAACGGGCCCGGACATACATGAGCTCGAGGTCGTCAAGCGTGGCCTGGTCAGTGACCCTAAGTCGGGCAGTGTACCAGGTGGTTACACGTGTACGTTCGATGTTCTGACATTTAATGCAGAGCTCTTCCGTACGCTTTTGACCATAATAGATATCCTCCTCGTCCGCAAGGACACGGCGGATACGCTCTCCACGTTGCACTTTACGCAAGAATTCAAGTCTCTTGCGTATCTCCTCTGAAAGATTCAGGAGAGAGATAGCATCGTTGACCATCGGTGCCCAGCCAAATCGATAGGCTAGAAAACCGTTGGGGATCGTTGAAATATCCACTTCCCTACGAAGTACGCGACCGAAATCGCGCAGCATCCTAGGAAAGTCCTTTAGTTCAAAGAGAAACAAAGGAACGTCAACGACAGGTGCCTGAGTATTTAGGCCCTTGAGGATGGCGTTGGACCAGTATGTCTCCAGAGGAATCTGGGGTAACAACTGAGCCGATCCAAGTCCAGAACCCGAATAGGGACACCATTCATCATAGATGTAATGGTGGTTCTTACTCGACGTAACGATGTCAAGCTGCCCATTCAGTCGCCTACGCTTACCATACACTTTGAAAGATTCAAAGTCGTGGTCCGCGCGGGTTCCGCTAATTGTGAGAAAGTCATCGGTCTCCTCATACCCTCGGCCTTCAGACCATGAAGTACAGTCTTCATGCCGAGTGTAATAAGGAGTAGGAGATCCATTCCAATAGGAGTAGATGTCCTTAGTGCCGCCGGTATTCCAGGGTCCGTAAGCACGGGTCCTGTACCGGGGGACACTAACCATGACATGTTCCTCGCTTGCTTTGGGTGCCAAGGACGGCACTGGAGGTGCTTAATCTCCAGCAGGGGCCCCATATGGGGCC